TGTCATTGTACCAACGGTTTTCAGATCGAGAACCAGTTTGGCATTGCGGTCTTTTGCAAATGCTTTGAACTCGGCTTGCTTGCTTTCGAAAGCCTCGGCCATAGTTTCAGCGAATGCATCACCGAATGACTTTTTGTTGCTGGCAGAAATCTGCTTTGCATTTTTAGCGGCAATCAGTTCGTCCAATGCCTTTTGGTTGGCTTTTGCAGCCTCGTCCATAGTTACCAAAGTAGATTTCACTTCAGAAACTTGGCTTTTTACTTCATTGATGGCAGCCTCATTGGCGGCCTTCATGTTTGCGATGCCCTCGGTTGCACTTTTAACCGATGCTTCGATGTTTTTCAATTCTTCCATTTTTAGGAATTTAGTTGTTTAAGTAAATTATTGATATTGCTTGATAACCCGGTCAAATCCACTTTCGGCTCAACTGTTTGCACGGGTTGAGTGACTTCGGTATTCAACAAGGTTTTTATTGCCTCATGTATTTGTGCGGTCCGGATTTCGATGAACTCAAATGCTTCATCTGTGAAACGGCCGTCTTTGAGTGACTTCATTAATAGGCCCAACTCTTTGCTCAACTTTTCGTGTTCAGCTACGGCCTCCTCTTTTGTCAGCGACTTACCAACTGTGAAAGTCGGGGTTTCCTGATTGGCCCCCCATAACACGGCAGAACCCTCATACAAAAACACCTCTTTGATCAGGTTGTAAGGTTTGTCACCTTTTACGGCTTCGGCTTTTATAGTCCGAAAACCGATTGAGTGCTGGTTAATGTGGCCGGATTTATAGAACTCCAAAACATCATTTCCCCATGTGGTGTTCGGGATGGTTGTGATTCCCACCAAGTAGTCACCATCGGTGTAGATGTCTGAAAACTTACCAACCGCCGATTTCAACGATGGGTTGTGATCAGTCAAGTGCCAAATCAAATTGGCCCCTTTCGGTCCACGTTCGGTGATTGTTTTGGTGTAGGCTCCATGATCAATGACATCCCCGTCATGGTCAATGTTGCCCATTTTAGAGATTGCCACCTTTACACGGCGGTCATTCTCCGATACATCCCGGACTGAATCCGAAATCAGTTTTTGTTCAAAATATGTTTTCATTCTCGTCATTTTCAAAGTTGGAGGGCCAGACCCCGGTTATTATCATGTTTCGGTATTGCCATAGCGGCTGGTCACCTCCTTATATTTTAACCCCTCTTATTATCTCATTCACAAATGTCAATAACATTTCGTCTTCCTTCAATATTTGTTCCCTATAGTTTGGTGGAGTGAAAACGGGTTGTTTCCGTTTTACCGCACCTCCGGTTGTTGGTTGGCTTGTTTTGGTTATTTGTACCGAGTTACCTAATAAAGTAACCTGACCAAATTCAGCCAATATCGAAAACCCAACCGCCCCGTCCTTGCTTATGGTCACATCCTGACCATTCAAAGCAAATTGGCCCAATTCAGCCAATGCCTTTCTTTGGGCATTTATTTGGCTTTCCTGACCATTTAGGACGAACTGACCATAGTCACCAACCAACGAACGATGTGCCGTTATTTGGGCCGTCTGGCCGTTTAGAACGAACTCACCGACATTTGTAGCCATTGTGTAGGATACGGATACCCCAACATTTTGGCCGTTTAATGAGAAAGAACTGTTTTGGGCTATTAAGGTCAGCCCGACCGTTATTTGGGCATTTTGCCCGGATACAGTAAAACTACCAACCTCGGCAGTAAGCGAAAGGGCTTTGGCTTGTAGGTTTTGCTGAAATAATAACATCCATTATTGCAATTCAAAAATTACATCAAAACCAATATTTCCAACCGATGCAACCGTTCCCTGGACTACCCGAACCCCAGTATTTTCACGAATGACAAAATCTTGGGTGTCCAATCCAATGTCAAACAAAAAGTCTTGGGCTTCATATGTTGCCCCGTTGGTTTCCTCCGGGAAAATGTGCCTTTCAGCAACTACCGCCCCGGCCGTTGCTCCACCCGTTGGGGATAGCCTTGCCGTGATTTGAGCCGGAAGTACGTTATTGCTCAAATCAAATTCGGTGATTGTCATTGCGTTCAATGCCGTCCCTTCCGTTGTGGCAGCCGTCCCACCCGTTCCGACTGCCGTTGTACGAGTTAAAAACATCTGAACCGATAATGCACCAGTCACCGCAATTGATCCGTTTTTAATTGGCCTAACCGAACGCAATTTCATTACCTTGCCCGATCCGGTGGCATTAAATAAATCAAAATACAGTTTGTTTGCTCCAACCGCTTGGGATGGCACAAACATTCGATATGCCTGATAATTGTGTTGCAAAGAAACTGGGAATGGATTAGCAATTGAAACATCCCCGTCATTCACCCCGTCAGCCCCTTGGATCAACTTGACACGTTGATATTTCACCCCGGAAATGTCATCCGTGGCAATGGTGTCACCACCAGACCCAAGGTTCAAAATAGTATTGTCAGCCATTATTGGAGTTGTAGTATTCCAGTTGAGGGATCAAAATCTATTGTCAACGTATCACCATTTGCCAGCGAAATGCTTGATCCGTAGTCAAACCACGCAATCAGGTTTCCGCTTACCGCCGTACTGTTGTAAATCACAACATACCGGAAAGGCCCAACCGCACCAGTAGCCGTCAAAGTCAAGTCCGTCAAAATCAGTTTGTATAGGCCACTCGTTTGGCTTGACGATGTTGTTGTGATGTTTCGACTGCTCAAATTGGTGTATGAAATCTGACTAATGTCAGCCAGCACCGAATTGGATGCAGTCGGTAGGGTATTGGTCAAGGCCACCGTCAATTGGTCGGAACCAAGATTGTGGACCTTTTCGGCCAATGCCTCTACGAATGCGTTGAATTTGTTAAATGTTGCCATTATTTTCGTATCACTTTTATCGGGGATTTCAGAAACCCATTTGCATCTCGCTCAAACTGAATCTCAAAATCTCCCTTTTCGTTAATTGCCATTTTCAAATCCATGAACCCAGCGACCAAATCCGTCCGCATATCCCTAATCTCACTAATCACCTCCGCTGAATCCGTGTTGACCTCAACCATTGGTTGAACATCAATTGCCTTCACCACCTCATTCAATTCGGCCACCTTTTCGCCAATCTCATTCGTCTTTTGTCCGATGGCCGCATCGTTTACCCGGTTAAACGCATAAAACGATGACTGGAGTGCGTTGGTGGCTTCATTGACGGCATTCACAACCTCCGATTTCACCACCTCTTTGACTGACTCAATTTCGGACCTTACATCCAATTTTGCAACCTCGGTTTTCACCATTTGCTCAATCTGGATTTTGTCCCGACTGATTGTTTCGGTGATTGCCTCGGCAATGTCAGTTTTTAGTTGTTCAATATCAATTTGCACCTCTTCGGTTTTGTCGGCCTTTACTTGAAAATCGTATTTCTCTTTTCTAATCAATCGACCATTTGCATCCCTTTTCGGTGTGGCCGCCCAGGTGCAACGGCAGTTGATTACCATTGCCGCACTCCCTTTTGGGGCCATTGGGTAGGCAATCCGCTCACCACTCCGGGGATCAATGAAATCGGCTTGAAAGTCCACCGTTTGTCCGTCCATGTGGTAGTGGTCCTTTTTATCCTTTCGGTTGACACCACGTGTTCGCTGATCGCGAAACGCAAACCATTCCTTTTGCATTTCGTACCCAAATGACTCCGATGCGACCGCCACCCCAGTATTGGCCGCCCGACCTACTTCGGTCCGGACAATCCTTTCGGCTTGCATCTTGGTGAATATGTCCTTTTCAAGGATTTTGACGATTTCATCAACCGTCAACTCACTTTGAATGGCATCGGATAAGACCAATAACAAATGGTCCCTCAATGTTTGGCTAACCCCGAATGTTGCATATTCTAACAAAGTGGCTCGCAATATCCGAATGATGTCGGCCATCCATTGCTCATTTTGACCCAATGCCTTTGTGCCAACCTCTTGCTTCAATCTACGGTTTGTTTGTTTTCCATGAAACAACCCCACCTCTTTGTACATTTCCAACAACGGTTTTTGCAGTTGTTCGTTTAGTACAGTTTGGGACAAATCCGCTTGAGCCGACCGGACACCCCGATTTCGCAAATTGTCAATCAAAGAACTAATAACCCCGTCAAGGGCCTTTTTTATCTTGGGTCGGTACTTACCCTCAAACTTCCGGTTCGCCCGGTAGAATTGGAGTAAATATTTGTTTTTTTCCGTCCCATTCATCAATCAGTCGTTTTCGTAGTGCCTCCCTTTTTGCTTCCATCCTTTGCTTTTTCAAGGCACAACATTTTTCATCCTTTGTCACCGGGTAGGTTTCATAAATCGCCCGATCTATCGGATTCGTCATCGTTATTGTTTTCCTCCATTTCCCACTCACTTAAAGGCATACCCATGTCAGGTGTCACCCAAGGTTCGTCAAATAATGGATTTTCAATCGTTTCCAGACCCAACAAGTTCCGTTGCTCGTTTGGTGACAATCCCTTCAAGGTGTTGACCCATGTTGACTTTTCTTTTATGTCCTCTTGCAACTCGGTGAAAACCGTTTGATCAAAATCAACAAACAAACCTTTTCCGGCATAGCCCCAATCTGTGTTCAGTTTGCGATTCAAGTGATTTCGGAACGAAACCAGCAACGGCATCGCACAACGTGTTGTGAGGGCTTTTTCAGCCTCTTTTACGTTGTTATAGGTGCTTGCTTCAGAATCACCCACCAACTGACTGGGAACCCCGTAAACCGAACAGAATCGTTTGAGGTCCCATTTTTCGGACTCAATGATAGCAAGATCAACCGGGGAAAGCCCGACCTCTTGCCATCCCAATTTGTAACCGCTGACACCAATACGGCCAGCATTGTCCGCCCCCACCCATTCGCCACGGGTCAATTTTTCTTTGATGGCCTGGACTTGTTTAGCACTGTCCATGATGGATGCACCGCCATTAATTACACGGGGGTCATCCATGTAGAGGACACCTTTGACACCCTGATTTTGGAACATGGCGGCCGATGCTTTAACCGCATCGTTTGATCGTGAGATTCGGCGAAGGGCTGAACGTAGGGGGGACATTCCATAAAGGTGTGACCCGTTTACATCCCATTGGTAGTTTTGATATTTATCATGCAAAACTGATTCCTTGGTAAAATTCAACCCAGCCTCAACCGTCATGGTGTACCCAGCCTCAACGATCGGGAACACATTGGTTTTGGCAATTATGCTCACCTGATCGTATGGAAGATTATGGAGGGCATAGGGTTTACCCTGATTTGCCCCGGCATCCAACCGCTCGGACCAGATTGCTCGGCCACCAGTCAAAAGTTTATAC